CGTAGATTATTTCCATAATGATTTTTTTATCTGTTGTTTTGCTTTCTTGATTGCGTTGTAAATTGATTTCACTGGTATTTTGGTGATGTTTGATACTGCCCTGTATGATCCATGTATTGAATAAAGATTGAGCAGTTCTTGATTATACCAATACAGATTCTTTGATTCGTTTACACATTTATCAATCAGTTCATGATAGTTGTCTGATGTATCAATTTGTTGTTCCATGACATCATGATGAAGTTCATCATTTAGTTTGTGTTGTGTTAAAAATCCTGATCTGTTACTAAATACTGAATTTGAAATAATCTTTACTAAGAAAAATTTTAATTGTTTTTTATGGTTTAGTTCAATAATAAATTCATCAGTTTTTTCACATAGTACGGTGAATGCATATTGCTTAAGATCATCTTGCAGTTCAACTGGTTTAATTTTCTTAATCAAATCATTTACTTCATTGCTGTTGTACAGTGCTGTAATAATTTCATTTTTGGTTTTCAATGAAAAATGTGTTTACCAAAAATAATGATTTTATTTGAATTACAAAACCATTCCTTCTTGCCATTCTTGACCAAAAGCCGAAGGCGAAAAAACTTTTTTCTTTTTTATTTCCTTTCCTTTCCTTTCCTTTATAGCATTGCGTTCGCATTGCGGTCGCAATGCGTTCGCATTTTCCCACCTCTTACTTGCTGATTTACTTGCTTTTATAGATTTATCTTTTCTTTCATTTAACCTCTTTTCTATGCTCAAAGATTTGAATGTTTTCTTACCTATTATAAACAGGTCAAAGTCATGTATTACACTCTTAATTATGTCGCAATGCGTTCGCATATCGAACGCAATGCATTCGCAATCCGTTGGCAATGCGTTCGCATTATTGTATAAATCTTCAACCAATGCCCAGTAGATTCCATAACCTAAAAGACCGTGCTTTTGTATAAGTTTTTTAATCTTAACATCTGTCCTGGCATTGAAATCATGAGTAAAATAAAACGTGTCTTTTGTCATAAAAATTAAATTGATGGTATGTATTGTCTTTTTAAAATGTCATAATTAAATGATGTGAAACCTACTTTGCCCAACCATGAATACCTTACTTTTTGCACATAACAGGTAACAAGAAATGGTGGTTTAAATGATCGATGCATACAGATACCGTTGTCTGTTTTATTAAAGAAATGAGCAGAACCACTGATGTTGTAAAGTGTTGGTACTTCATATTCATTGGTTTGTTTGTTCTTTGCAATCTTTGTTGGATGTGCTACAATGAAAATATGTATGTTTGAAAGTAGTGCAAATGCTTTGAACTTAGTTAATGATTCACTGATGTATTGTGTTTCTGTTTGGTTTGGTGGAACTTTGTGTTCAATGTAATTCCAAGGATCTATAATAAGACCTTTGATACCTTTACGATGGACTAGTTCACGTGCCTTTTCAATAATCCCATCAACAGTAACATCAACTTTATTAATGTTTATGAAACTGAAATGCTCATCAATAATACCGATGCTGTATCTAAATTCATCTTCATTCAATCTATATTCAGGATTATCTCTTTTATTAAATGCTTTTCCTGTCACCTTTTCTTGTAATTTTGTGACATGGAATGCTGATGGTTGATTTTCAAATGAACATATCCCCCAATTCCATCTGTGGTTCATTGCAAGTTTAGTCATAATGTAGTCAAGAAATTCGGATTTTCCGGATCCAGGTACACCTGTTATCATTGTGATCTGTCCGCCGGCAAATGTAAGTAGTTCATCAAGTCCTGTGATACATGTTTCTGAACCTTTAGGATAACCATTAAGATAGTAATTGCAAACATCTTCATACATGTCATCCATTGTATGAATTCCTTCAATAGGAAAACATTCTGCTTTATTAATTACATTGTCTACAATTGTCTTATTATGCTTTACAAGTACATCATTGATGTCTTTACAATCATCAGGGTATAAAACTTTGTAACACTTTTCTTTGCCAATTCTTCTTGCTAGTTCTTCACAAAGATTATTACCTGGTTCATCATTATCTGTGGCAATGATAACCTTTGTTTTATTCTCAAAATATTGATAACAGTTGTCAAGATACTGCAGGTTGTTGCCTGCACCATTTGGAACAGATACAACATTATAATGTCCACATTCATACAGGGTAAGTGCATCAATTTCACCTTCAACAATTATTGCTGTTGTGGTATCTTTGATTGCATCAATGTTGTAAAAGATTAGTTCTGCATTCTTTGCAAGCTTGAAATCCTTGTCCTTTGCCCTATATTTGATATTAATCAGTTCTTCATTACGATAATAGTTGAAACATATTGCAGTAACTTCTTTCTGTGCTTTCGGCATCCATTCAAGCGATTCTGTGACATTAAATCGTAGTAGGGTATTATTGCTTATGCCACGTTTTTCAAAGTATTTTATAGTGGTTTCTGAAAGCTTAGTTAATCGTTCAACAGGTCTGTCATAAACTTTCTTTTTTAAATCAAGTTCTATGTTGTATTTATCAGCAAGAAATGTGATTGCTTGATAGTAAGATTTGTTTTGATGTTCCATTATGAACTGGATAACATCACCTGTCTTGCCACAACCGAAACATGTATAGATTCCTTTGTCATTTGATACGTTAAATGAAGGTGTTTTTTCTTGATGAAATGGACACAATCCTACTGCATTTGTTCCTGTGCGTTTTAGTTTGATGTATTGTTCAATCAAACTAATTATTTCAATTTGGTTCTTTAGTGATTGCATCGTTTAGTGATTAGATAAAAATGCTGGCATTGGTAATAATGCCAGCATTAAAGTTGTGAATTTACTTCAAAGAAATCATATAATCGTAAAAAGTAAAGAAATCTTCAGGTGTTTTTGCAACAAGGTACAATGCGCCTGAACTGGTAACATTCTTTTGGTACTTCTTTTGATCATCAGACATTCGGTCTTTGTTTACTTTTACTTCAATATAAATTGGAATGCTGTATTCAAAGTTTTTATTTCTGAAATGTCCTTTAATGTCTGATGTTCCCCTGTCGCCTGTTCCCTTCTGCCATTCGATTCCGTTTTCAATTCTTTCAAGTTTGCCTGATAGGATATTGAACTTTTCAAAATACTTTTTTATTGGTCTGCCCATGTTGTTTGTTCGTTCTGCATGGTGACCGGTCCACTTCATGACATTACAGATAAGTGTTGTCAATCCATTTGCTGTTTTGTACTTTGGTAAAGCGGGTTGAAAGTAATGACCTGATGAATAGGCAGAAGGGTATTTCTTTTTGAAATCTTCTTCGTGTGCTTTATAGTATCGTTGTTGCCAAGTCATTAGAATGGTAAGTCGTTGTTATCATCTGTAAGTTCTTGAATATATTCATTCTCAAACTTTTTTTCAATGTTACCTGCTTTTCTTTTTGGTGCTACTTTAGTCACTGGTGCTTCTTCTTCCTGCTGATCAGGAACATCAAATTTCCAACATTGTAGGGTGTTAAAAACTTTGGTTACATCTGTTTTTGGATCAGTCCATTCCCGGCCACGAAGATTGATTGATACTGTCAATGGTTGACCAGGTCTGCAGGTATTGAATAAATCAATTTTGTCCTGTGCAACTTCAACTTCAATTGTTTGTGGGTATTTGGTATCATCTTCTGTGATTACCCATACTTTGCGTGACTTAAATGTGCCACGTTCTACAACATCATTCTGTTGTTTAAATTTACATTTGATTTCCATGTGCTTTGTTTTAATTGTTATTTAAATCTTTAATTGCTCTTAAGAATCTGCTTAAATTATTAATTGTATCACTAACATTTTGTTTTGTTAATTTAACATCTTTGTTTAGATATTCAATTTGAATAAAATCTGAAAAGAATAATGCTTCTAAATCTGTATCAGATACAAATACCATATTTTTTGGAACTTTATCTGCAATTGTGTTTAAATGAAATCCTTGTGTTTCTTCGTTAAATTCTAAAATAGTCATGTGTTTTTTATTTAAAGGGATTTGTTAAAGGTTTTTGATTATCGTTGATTTCTTCTGCCATTCTTAAGATTTCATCATCAATAGTTTCTTGCTGAAATGTCATTGCAAGTAATGCTGCTTTGAATAGCACAAACATTGTTTCAATGTCTGTATCTGTAGTTGTAAACGATGCAGTGACACCGTGATGTGTCACTGCTAAAGTTGTTGGGTTATTCTCAATAATCATAATTTAAACGATTCATTTTTGATTGTAAAGTAATATAAACATTTGATGCGTAGTACATATGTGCGTAACGTTTTTTCCAAATTTCTAACACCTGGTTCATTCTGTGCTTACCTTTAAAGTAACGTGCATCAACTATTTCATCATTGTATTCAATGGTTAAATATCCTGTCATTTAGCAAGTGTTACTTTGTAAGTAGATGTTGATGTCTTAAATGGCGGAAATATCTTGCATACTTCATCATCTTTTAGAATATCCATTCCACAATCAGGTAATGTTTTTAAGAATGCTTTACGATCACTAATCTTAATGTCAAGTTGTTCCTGTTGTTCAAGTAGTTCATGTAGTTCAGGATCACCACAAAATTCATAAGTATAACTGATTCCTGATTCCATTGGTGCAATCTTTGCGCCGGATGGTGATTTGAACTCTTTGCCATACTTTGCAACTTCATCAAGTGCATAAGATTTAAATTCATCACTACTTTTAATTTGCTTGATGAAAGCTTCAAGTGCTGCAATCTGTTCAACTACTTCAAGAATGTTTCCTTTCTCTAGTACATTCTGAACTATTAAGTCAGCAGCAATTGTAATTTGTGTCTTTGTCATTCCGGCAAAGGCAACCGGTAAATTTACGTTTTCCATTGTTTTTTAGTTTTGAAATTTAAGAAGTGCTTGTCTGATATGATCAACCATTTTATCGTTTACACATGTTGCTAAACTTTTACGTGCAACTGTTTTACGTGCTGATTCTAATGTTGAATTCTTGATAAGAGTTTCGATTTCTTTTTTTACATCTTCAGTTAAAAACCATGTTGGTACTTCTTCCATGTTTAATCTTGTCTTAATCAATTCAACCTTCTCAGCTGTTGATGGTGTTCCATTCTCGCACCATTGCAATAACATCTTACCTGTTTGTTCTGATGGAATAAATTGTGGTTGGTCCATAAATAACCCTGTACGATCTTTTAGTGCAGTTGCATTGTGTCTGATGTCTAGTTCAATATTAGCGGTTAATTCGTACTCAAAACCCTCTCTTGTAACTTCTTTTAAACCAGCTTTCTCAACTTTCATCTTACCCCCGGCATCTTTAGTCATTTCGTAATCTTGCTTACGTCTTACGGTTGTAATCATGTGACATTTTGATTGTAGAATTGCATCAATGAAAGCTTGATGTCTTGGTGTTACTTTTGCCCAATCCTGGTACTTACCACCAAGTTGTTCCTGTATTTGTAAACAACCACCTTTTCCGTCCCATTCGTGTGTAATGGAATCAATAATGATTACATTCATTCCTGCATCTTCACAGGTCTTAATTGCATCAATATAACGTTCCGGTGAAAATGGTGCATTCAATGTCAATACATTGTAATTACCCATGTGTGCATACAGATCAGCACTGCCATTTTCTGTATCAATGATTGCGACTTTTGACAAGTCACCATTTGACAAACCCTTTGCAATAAGTATTGCAGAATAGGTTTTACCACCGCCTGATACTGCCGATAGGCCTAGACGGATTTTTGCTTTTGTTCTTGTTGCTTGACGTAACATGTTGTTTTTGTTTTAGTGAATAAAAAAGTTATTTCAAATCGTTTGCAATATTAATTACAAATTCGTTGATTTTTGAATTTAGTTTGATGTTGTTTTTTCTGCAGGTGATTAAAGATTCTGCATTAATTCTGAAGCCAGTGCTAATTGTTTCTTGTTTCTTTTTTCTGCCGGCATTTTTACGTTTGCCCCCATGCATTGTTTTCATATTAATTAGTTGATTTTAAAGCTTTATATCGTTTGTCCCAAATATCAATGAAGTAATCAAGATCATTTTCGTTGTTGAACTGATCATCATAAGCAACAATGTAATCAATCATTTTTCTTAATTCATTCTCAGTTTTAGATTTGAATATCTGTGATAATATTATTGCAAATGCATCATCTTCATTGTCAAATACAATTGATTTAATTGCTGCTTTTTGTAAGAACTTTGCAAATATGTAAACATAAATTGCAATAACTGTGATTGTAGTAATGGTTACTATTAACATAAATTAGGTTTAAAATAGGTTAAAAATATTGTGTCCTAAAAATGCAATCAACAATGAAATGATGACAATGATTGTTGCCTGTGTAGATGTGAATGATTCTTTTTGATAGTTAGTTTTTTGTTTCACGTGAAATAGTTTTAGTTTTTTGTAAATTGGTTTAGGTTGTAAATGTAAAGTAATGTTTTTATTCTGCAAAACTTTTTTCAAGTTTATTATAAAATTTGTTTTTGCCTTTGTTCCTGTGGAATGAAATTGGTTCCTGTTCCACCTACTTTGTTGATGAAGTCAACTTCAACTTTTGCGCTGTTTATAATGACTTGACCAACTTCGCAGATTGCTTTTGCACGGTCTAAATCCATTGGATTTTCAGTGTCTGATAATGCTTCCAGTGTAGCAAATAAATGATTGCGTAAATCTTCAATTTTGTTTTTCATTGATTTTCTTTTTTAGTTTGTTTTTTAATTTGATTAATTCTTGTATTTGTTCCGGGTATTGATGAATGGTATTTCTTAGCATGTTATCTGCTTGACTTATCAGCTGCAAATTATTGATGTCAAAGTTGTGCATATTATTATCTTTGAATATTACAACATGATTATCAGGTACTGGACCGTTTACGTTTTCGTAAACAACACGATGTTTTAAACGCCAATCACCATCAGCAAGTTTTACATAAGTGTAACCTTCATGATCTATACGGATTGCACCAACTTTTTTAATGTTGCCCGGTTTGTGACCAGGTTTAAACATTGTGCGCTTTACTTTCTCATACAATTCAAGTGGCATTTTTTTCCCTTTATTGTGTGATACTTGCCCCTTCTTAAATTGGAATTGTTTGCCTGCAGCTGTAAGTTTCTTTGCTTCAATTTCAAGCAATGCTTTCATGTGCTTGAATGATTTTCTTAATCCTAAATCATAAGCTTTGCCATTGACACCGCCGATTGGTCTGTTCATGATTGCAGCAATGTCTGCAGTTTTCATGTCGCTATAATTGTCTGTAAGGAATTTGATTTCTTGTTCGGTCCAAAAGTTTCTGTTCATAAAATATGTGCGTTGATTGGTCGCACCCCCACGTTTTTGGTAAGTTTAGAATATTATTAATGTATCAATCCATAAAGTAATTTGTTCTTCAACACTACTGTCAAATATTGATTTATGATACCTTGATTGAATATCTTCATGACTTGCATCATCACTTCTTAAATCTGTAATGTCATCAATCATTCTTGCATTCGTTGTATATTCTTCAAAACGATTTACATACACAAAACAATCTACTTCGTACATGACATCAATACTGATAATCCATTGTCCATATCCAAATTTTTTGTGTGAATATGTTAATTCAATTTGAAATTCTTGTTCTTTAAAATTGCTAATTGTTACTTTCATTTTGTTTAGTTTTAGTTTTTAATTGTTTTGTTTAGAATTCAAAAGTATAAGTAATATTTGAAAATGCAAAACATTTTTCAAAATAATTTTAAAAAAAAATCCCGGTGTAGAAACACCAGGATAACTTTTCATTCACTAAACTAAAATCTATAAAACGAAAACAAACACTATTTTTTAAAGTACAAT